ATTAAATAAGTATAAGATAAATATGGGAGATATATGGTAGTTAAAAAGGTGAATCGTTCTATAAATGATTTTATAGAAAAAGGAGCGGATGTTAAAGAGTCTAAATCAAAGGATTTTAAGAACGTATTATTTAGGATACCAACCTCTGTTTTGACAGAATTAGATAAATTAGTGGAGAAAAAGCCATGGCTAAACAGAACTCAATGGATTGTTGAAGCTATCAATGACAAAATAAAGAGCGAGTACGATGCGAGTAAAGAAGACAATAGAGCAGGAAATTAATGAATTCTTGGAGAAATGGGATGCTAATCAGATGTGTGATTTTCTTCGGGATATCATTCCACTTTTTGAACTTTATGATGTAGAAGATGAAAATGACTGGGTAAAAGAAGCAGTAGGTGAGTTGAACGAAAGAAACGTACGACTGATTCGTACAGTTTATTTAGTCTCTCGGATAGCAGAATTTCACGCTGGAATTCTTGCTTCAATAAAAATGAATTTCAAAGATTTATATAGGAGAATGGAGAAGCATGGGATGGAATAAAATTGCAGAAGCTGGAGTACCAAATAAAGATGGAAGATACTTCGTTTTATACACTTTTGAGAAAAATGTTGTTTCGTGTGGCAAACATTGCAGAAGAAATGTTCCAGGCGTTAGTAATTTCTTTCATGGGAAATGGACCGCTTTGACAGATGAAATGATGATAACTCACTGGATGGATGTGCCAGGCTTACCTGATGAAGAACTAGAAATTGATGACTCTGATGAAAAGGTAAAAGAAATGAAGGAAAAAACAAGATCAATGACACCTGAAGATTTTATGCAATTAATGAGGTCAAGATGAGTGGAGAATGCGAAAAATGCTGGGAACACTGTTTAGATTGTAAATGTCCCATTCCTTTAGGGGATGGGGAAAATCCTCCTGCCGAACAAATTCCTGTTCGATATGTAAATGTTCGAGGAAGGGAAGAGCATGAAGCTATTATCAAGGATTCTAAGAAATGTGAAGAACTTGGATTAGACCAATATTATGAAATAATGGTTTATCTGAAAAGATGGGGAAATTGGCTAGATAAAACAACAGAAAAAAATGCAAAAAATCACAAATTTCGCATCCTCTAAAACTATATGTAGGCTGTGTGGTTGCCTGACATCTATACCAAAAGGCAAATCAAGTTCACATATATGCGAGGGCTTCTTAGAGGCCCTACACATATACTGGAATGGTCCATAAATGAAACATAATATAGGTTATCAGACTACGACCCTAGCTTCTTTCTGCCCATCTTTACTTCCAATTAAGAAGTCTCCACGATATAGCTGATTTTCTATCCAATTTCCTTCGCTATCCTTGGTAAATCCGAAATATTCGAGCTGAAGATTCTCCCATCTTTTGATTTGAGATACTTGATTTTGATCATAAAGACTAGGATTCATCAAGATATTCATCATTTGCGATCTATGTGGTAATTCCCAACAAAAATAAACATCTCCATTAGGATAAACATGGAACAACATCATATCTTGTTCAGGATAAGGACGATATTTTGTAATCTTACGAATCCTAACTAGCCCTTTTTTTAGCATTAGGTCGTATTTTTCGTAGATAGCTAAATAAAATGGCTTGTCTCCCATTTCCTTAGAACCTTGTTCAATCGCTTCATTAATGTCTTTCACTAAATCTTTTTTGATTTCATGAGAAACATCTCCAATAACTACTCCTCTTTCGCCATTTATTTGTGCATCTCTATAGATAGACCCAACAGTATTTCGTGATGGATCTATATGTGATTTAAATTCCATTATGCTCCCCCTCCTGCTCGAACTTTTCTTGTCCAATGGTTTTTTATGAGTTTTTTGTGCCCTTTTTCTGCGCATTCATAGGAACAAAAAACAGTTCTTTGACGTTTTTTCAAGTTTTCTATTCGCACAACTTGCTTCCCACACATCCGGCAAAACGTTGGATTTGGCGTTCGCTTTCCCGTTGTTTTTTCGATCTTTTTCTGATATTCGCAGCGATAACAAAATTTCTGATTTTTTATAAAATCTGTAACTAACCGATCAATTTTGCAACTATCACAAATCATAAACCTCACTTTTGTATAGACTTATAATAATTTTATTAAACAAAGTCAATGTAGGGCGTAATTAAGGCAATCAGCCCTTTGCCGCGGCGTAATGTGGGCCTAGCCGACCACCAAACAAAAGGAAATTCATGACTGAGATTGAAAACCAAAACAGCGAAGTCCAAGAGGTAGCACCTCAGGTCGAAACCCAAGTCAATGAAGTGAATGAGACGCAGAAAGTTCAAGAGCCGGTAACTAACCAGCATTTGAAAGCGATGCGACTTAAGAATGCCGAACTCGAAAGAGAACTGAAGCAATTGCGCGAAATGCAAATGCAGTTAATGCAAGCTCAACTTAGCAATCCTGCACCAGCAAAACCGCAAGAGGTCGACGAGTTTGACAAGATCGGTGATGAAGAGTTCATTCCTTTAGGTAAGGTGAAAAAGCTAGCTGAGAAAAACACTCAGAAGGTCCTCAAAAACACCGAAGAACTTGTGCGTCATGAGGTAGAAAAAGCCCTCAAGAAACAACAAGACAGTCAATTCATTGATCGCTTGAATCGTCAATATTCAGATTTCTCCGAGGTCGTCAATCCTGAAACTTTATCAATTTTGGAAGAAAAGGAACCGGAATTGGCGGCTACGATTGCGGAGTTAAAAGATCCGTACAAAATCGGAGTCCAAAGCTACAAATACATCAAAGCGATGGGACTTTCCCAATCAGCAAAGGAAGCTCGAAGAGAGAAGGAAGTAGATAAGGCAATTGCTAAGTCAGAAAAGGCGGTGACGTCTCCAATGGCTTACGATAAGCGACCTATTGCCCAAGCCTTTAAGCTTACGGATGCTATGAAAAAAGATCTTTATCGTGAAATGCATGGATATGCAGCATTAGCCAGCTCGGTTCCCGAACTGACCTAATAGGTCAAAGGGAACACAATGACAGTCTCAATTGCGTCGCTGCCTCCACAAATTCAGCAGCGATATAATGCGAAGTTGCTGTCAACTCCAGAGCACAACTTAATTCACCAGTTGTTTGCTACACCTGTTGAGTTGCCAGACAACCAAGGTTTTATTGATCGTCAATCTAGATACGATAGATTAGATCTATTCGAAGTCCCACTTGACGATGCTCAAAATAACCCACCACCACAACAGCTTAATCGTGTTGACGTAGATTGCCGTGTACGTGTTTACGCGACTTATATCGTGTTAACTCGTCAAGTTACAATCACCAATGAAGACCCAGTTCTTAACTCTGCTGCTGCTCGTCTTGGACAATCTCTTCGTGAGACTCAAGATGCTCTGCAAAGAGATAACTTGGAATCTTCAGCGTCTATTATTAACTGCGTAGGTGGAACAAACGGCGACATTCCTACTGAGATGACTATCTCAGATGTGGATGACGTATTCACAGTGCTCCAGAACAACTCTGGAGAGTACATTACTAACATCGTGGAAGCCGAACTACGTTTTGGCACATCTCCGATCGGTGATGCATACGGTTGCATGTTAACCACACGTATGATCCCAGTATTGTACAACATGACTGGATTCATCAAGAAATTCCAGTATCCAAATATTAGCCAAACCCTTTCCACAGAGATTGGTGGAGCTAATAACGTTCGCTTCTTCGTATCTGAGCAAGGCTCTGTCACACCAAATGCTTCATTGCTTGGTAATGACATTGCTAACTGCTTCGTTGCTGCTAAAGAAGCCTACAAAGTCGTGTGGCAAGCAGGAGGTAAAGCTCGCTTTATCTATCTGCCTCCTGGATATAACAACGACCCATGCATGCTTCGTCATACTGCTGGTTGCTCGTTCTATCAAGGGCAATGCATCACAAATGACCTCTGGATCCAAAACCTACGCTCAACAGGTATTTAAGGAGGTACATTATGGGTCAATTCCCTTACGGATTCGTTGCATCTGGATATTATACATCAGATACAACTGCTAAAAATATTGCTTTACCCGATAGACCAGACAAGTTCGTTTTGTATGACAGAACGAATTGGGGTGCTGCTACAACAGCCGTTGCAGCAATGCAAAGTTTCTGGTTTAGAGGCATGGCTGCTGGTTCTTATTTGCAAATCGGCCAAATCAGTGCTGCTGCTGCATCAAACTATATGTATGGTGCTCAAGGTACTTCCGGCGGATTTACATTTATAGACCAAACAAATCCTCCCACATTCGCAAAAGTTGCAGTTACAGCTGTCAACGGCACTACTGGGGTAGTTTCTACAGGAACAACTACAGGTTTAGCTGTTGGCGACTGGGTAAGATTGATAAACATCACAGGTGCTCAAGAATTGAGTGGCCCGATTGCATATCAAATTACCGCAATTAGCGCAGGTGTAAGCTTTACACTTGGTTACTTTGCTACAGCTGCTTCAGCAGGATTTTCAGTTTCTAACGGTACAACTGGATACTATCAAAAAGTGTATCCAGGATTTATGTATCCAAGTAAGCAGTATGTAATTGGTATCACACAAGCTACTCAGGCTAAAGTCTATTTCCCTCGTCAAAACGACTTTACTGTTGGCGAAATGGTCGATTTCCAAATTCCATCGTCTTATGGAATGTCGCAAATGAGCAACTTAACTGCTAACCCAAAAGGGAATTCCAACAATGGAAATCCTCCAGGTCCAGCAAGAGTTCTCCAAGTAATCAATTCTTCGACTGAATCTTCAATCGTTCTTGATTACGACACCACAGGATTCACAGCGTTTGCACAACCAACATCTGCATCATTTGCAGGTGGAGCATCACCCGCAACTTGCTTCCCAGCAGGTTCTGGAGTTGTTCCATATGGTGCAAGTTCCACAGTAATTGGAAGCGCAACAATTCCTCAATCTCCCCCAGGCACTAACCTTCTTGACGCATTTGACAACCGTGCTCAGTACGTCATGAACCTCGGTACTAGTGTAGTAGGAGCCAACAATGCAGTTATGTATTGGGAAGCTTGGAGAGGTGACAATTTTAACGATGTTTCTAATGCGTAGTAAATATAGGAGAGGGACATTTCGTCCCCCTCCTTTCTAAAAAAGGATGGAAAAATGGAAGTCAGAGAAATCAATAAAAAGCTCAAAAAAAGTCTACCACCTCAGGAACGAGATGAGCTGGTTAAGAAGCAACGTAAAGAAGACGATAAAGTCATGACCGGAATGTTCGAATTTCTTGATGCTCAAGGAGGATGGCTAGAGTTTTCTTATAGAAAATACCCAGGGGAGCCAATTCAAATCATCAAATTGATTCATGGGGAGATTTGCGATTTGCCAATGGGGATTATAAAGCACCTAAATAATACAAAGAAAAAGGTAAGACGCTACTCAATGGAATTGCCTGCTACTGGACAAAGAGTTCCTCGTAGTTTTGAAACTATCTCTAGAGTGAGATTTACCCCAACTAACGTACTATGAGTGCTCCATATAATTCAAATTATGGGCCTCCTTTCGGTTCGGAATTCATTCCGAATTTGCAGTACATATTAAATATTACGCAGGCTGCCCCGGCGGTTGTTACGTTCACTGGAAATCATAATTTTGTTGTGGGGGAATGGATTAGCTTTCGAATTCCTCCTCCAAATGGGATGGTTCAGCTTAATAACCAGAAAGCTTTAATAATTTCTACGACTCCAACGACGGTAACAATAGCAGTAGACAGCTTGCAATTTTATCCATTTATATATGTGCAAGACCCTCAAGTTCCTTGTGTTGCGGTTCCAGTAGGTTCCGGTATTCCACCAGGTACGGCGACGGTGACCTTAGAAGATGCATTTGATAACCAACCATTATTATGACGACATTTGTTCCCACATTTCCGTTATATCCTACCTTGGCAAATGCTGTGACCAAGACGCGCAAGCTCACTGGTTCAAGCAATTCGTTTCAAGTTACGGATGAGTATATAGTTCAGCAAATGCATAGCTTCTATTCCTATGATTTGCCAGCTAAGTTTAGATCTTTAAAGCTAAAGGATTTATATACTTTCACGACTAATGTCGGTCAGGATGTTTATCCTTTTAATAGTGAA